AATCTGAAAAACTATATCAAAAATTTTATGAAACGAGGTTGATGTAAATGAATGAAAATAAAGTAGCTTTTGGTTTGAAGAATGTTCATTATGTACCGTTAGATATAAAAGACTTAGTGGCGAAATTTGGAACACCAATCCGATTACCTGGTGGCGTTGAGCTGACCCTTGATCCACGTGGTGATTTAATTGAGTTTTATGCAGACGACATGCTTTATTACGCTGCAAGTAATAACCAAGGTTATGATGGGGTATTAAGTATCGCTAATATTCCAGAACAATTTGCAATTGATGCACTTGGTGAGCAATTGGATGAAACAGACGGAGTATTGAATGAAATTGCTGATGCCAAAGGGAAACCTTTTGCATTGTTATTTGAATTTGATGGTGATGCAAAAGCAACTCGACACATTATGTATAACTGTTCAGCGAGTCGCCCAACATTGGCATCTAAAACAAAAACAAACTCAGCTGAACCAAATACAAATGAATTGAAGTTTGTTTCAAGTCCAATTATTTTAGCACCTGGTGGAAGACCAATGGTTAAAACAAAGACAACTTCTAAAACTACACAGGCAATTTATGATGGCTGGTACAACGCCGCATATATAAAAAAATAATAGGACAAGGGGCTTAATCAGATGGAAAAAACAATTGTAATAGATGGACAAAAAGTCAGATTAAAAGCTACAGCAGCAACAGTTAAACGATATAAAGCACAATTCAGACGTAATTTATTTGCAGATCTGATGGAGTTAGGAGCAATTAATGCTTTAACTTCACCAGATGGGTCAGAACAACCTATTGATATGTCTAATGTTGATATAAGTAAAGTGGACTTTGAACTTATTTATGACTTGACTTGGTTATACGCTAAAACGGCTGATCCAAGTATTCCTGACCCTATGACGTGGTTGGATGAATTTGAAGAATTCCCTATTGAAGAAATTATGCCAGAAATCATGGAATTAGTTCAAGTCACTATGGGAGCAAAAAAAAAATAAAGAAAAGTAATGGAGAGCAAGGGACATTCAGTGATGAAGAATTAACCACTGATTTGTTCCTTGCTCTTTGTTATAAAGCGAAATTAACGCGTTGGGATTTAGAAGATATGACCGTTGGTGATTGTTTTGATTACATTGCTGAGTTTGCTGAAATGGAGAATCCAGATAAAACGAAAGTTAGAAAAGCTAGTCAAGGTGATATGGATAACTTCTAAGAAAGGGGTGAGATGGTGGCAGGAAGAATTAAAGGGATTACGATTGAAATTGGTGGGGAAACCACAGGACTCCAAAATGCTTTGAAAGATGTTAATAAACATAGTAACGATTTAGCTAAAGAGCTTAAAGATGTTGAGCGCCTTTTAAAGTTTAATCCAGGTAATGTGGAAGCATTAGCTCAAAAACAACAGTTACTTACACAACAAATTGAAAATACAACACAAAAACTAGATAAGTTAAAGGCAGCGGAACAACAAGTACAAGCTCAATTTCAAAACGGTAAAATTTCCGAAGAACAATATCGTGCATTTAGGCGTGAAATTGAATTTACAGAAGGGTCACTTAATGGTCTGAAAAATAAGCTTGGAAGCATGAAAGCCGAGCAAGAAAGTGTAGCTAGTTCTACAAGACAATTAGAAACGTTATTCAGTGCTACAGGAAAAAGCGTTGATGATTTTGCAGGAGCATTAGGAAATCGTCTTGTGAATGCAATTAAAAGCGGAACAGCTACAAGTAGACAGTTGGAACAAGCGATTGGGCTTATCGGCCGAGAAGCATTAGGAGCCGAAGCGGATATTGAAAAGTTACAACGTGCCCTCCGATCTGTGGATGATGGAAATTCGATTCAACAAGTTCGAAATGAATTGAAAGATTTACAGCAAGAAGCACAAAGGACACAAAAGGAATTCAAAGAATTAGATATTGGTTTAGAAAATGTGTTAGGCGGTTTGGCAGCTGGTGGCGGAATCGCAGGAACTATTGAACAAGCGCTAGATATGTCAAAACTAAAAACAAAAATTGATATTACGTTTGACGTTCCAGATTCTTCAAAGAAATCAGTAGAAGAAGCTGTAAGAGGTGTAACAGCTTATGGAGTTGATGCAGAAGCATCGCTAGAAGGTGTACGTCGACAATGGGCTTTGAATAAAGGTGTTAGTGATGAAGCAAATGCGGCAGTTGTTAAAGGAGCAGCAACAATCGTGCAATCCTATTCAGGAATAGATTTTACCGAATTAATTCAAGAAGTGAATGAAATAGGTAATGAATTAGGGATATCACAAGAAGGCGCTCTTAGTATGACGAACGCTTTACTTAAAATAGGTTTTCCACCAGAACAATTAGACATTATTGCTGAATACGGTGGGCAGCTTACTCGTGCTGGCTACAATGCTGAAGAAGTACAAGCGATTATGGAGGCTGGGGTTGAAACAGGCACCTGGAATATTGATAACTTATTGGATAAAAAATTGTCCCTATGAGTGGTGACATTCATAGAAAACTCCTTTAATTCAGTGAAACTCTCAAATGAGACAATACTGAGCGAAGCCTTTAACAAAGGAACGTGCAACGACTAGCTGAAAAGCGTAGGGTGTAAGCCAATGACATCCGAAATGGGGAGCATCTTATATAAAGATGATGATATAGTCTGGTCTGTATAGTGATATACAGAAGTTCATAAGAGAACTGGCAGGATGCTGCGAATCCTGTTGAACATTACGGGTCTGAAAGAAGGGCGTATTAAAGCGGCTGAATTCGGTCAAGGTGTCGATAAGTCGATGAAGGAAGCACTTGAGGGTACAAAAATTTCAGCTGATCAGTTAGAAAAATGGGGACAATCCGTAGCAAAAGGTGGTCGCGAAGGTTCAACAGCGATGACAGATATAGCTAAAGCTGTTGATGGGATAGACGATGCTACAAAGCGAAATCAAGTAGGTGTTAAGATCTTCGGTAGATGATAAATTGTGCCGAAGTAAAATCGCGGTATGAAGCAAAGAGGGTGCGAATCCTAATTTGAACCGAAGGCTATACAAAGTATAGTCAGGGGCAGAGCATAGAGGGTGAAAAGATATAATCCCTCCACGAGACCGCGACACTATTTAGTGAAAACGTATGCCGAACTTGCATTAATATGAAGTGCAAGAAGTAGAGGATAAAAAGCCTTTACGATAACAAAATGACAATGTACGAAGATCAAGGCCAGAATATAACCAATACATTAATTGGCGCTTCAGAAAAGGTTGTAGATTTTGATAAGAACCAACAGAACTTAAATGAATCTATTAAAAAAATGGATGCAAACCCAGCGATTAAATTTCAAAAGGCAATGCAAGATTTACAAGTAGCACTTAAGCCAGTTCTTAGTGTTATAGCCGATCTGGTTTCTAAATTCGCTGAATGGATTTCAAATAATCCACAATTAGCAGCTACATTAGCAGCTGTTGCCGTAGCTATTGGTGTAATCTCAGGAGCATTCATGGCTTTAATGCCTATAGTTGTCACCATATCCACCATAGGATTAGCAACATCCGGATTAATTGGGCTTTTTGCGCTTCTAGCAGCGGCTGTAATTGGTTTAGGTGTTGTCATTTATAAAAATTGGGATGATATCAAAAATTGGACAATAGAAACCTGGAATTCTATTAAAGAATATTTAGTAGAGCTTTGGGACGGTATAGTTCAGTCTTGTAGTGAAGCCTGGTCTTCATTTTTAGAAACGATGCATTCGTTTTTTGATCCCATTGGTCAGTTTTTTAATGATTTATGGACAGGTGTAGGTCAGATATGTAGTGATACTTGGAATTCTATTGTTGAATTCTTTTCTGGGGCGTGGGCTTCATTTACAGCAATGATGCATAGTTTCTTTGACCCAATAGGACAATTCTTTAGTGACTTATGGTCTGGAATTGTTGAAACAGCTTCTTCTTGGTGGTCTTCTTTAGTTACAACAGCATCCGAATTGTGGAGCATGTTAACACAAGCTTGGCAAGATACTTGGAATACGATTGTTACTTTTTTAGATCCGATCATTTCATTGATTTCAACAGTTTTACAAGCAGGTTGGTTACTGATCCAAGCCGGAGCACAAATTGCTTGGGCAGCAATAAGTCAATTTATTATCCAACCGATTCAAGAAGCTTACAACTGGGTAAGTACACAAATCGGCGAATTGGTTAACTGGCTAAGTCAACAATGGGAAATAGCAAAATTAGCCGCGCAAATTGGATGGGGTTTATTTAAACAATATATCATTCAACCCGTCCAAGAAGTTTGGAGTTTAGTCAAAGAAAAGTTTACTGATTTAGTTTCCTGGTTAAGTTCACAGTGGGAATTAGCGAAATCTTATACACTAGCAGGTTGGAATTTAATAAAACAGTATGTTATCCAACCAGTACAAGAATTGTGGAATACAACGAAAGAAAAACTTGGAGATTTAGCAAATTGGATATTAAGTAATTGGGAAACAATAAAATCTTATACCCTTACAGCTTGGAATTTAGTGAAGCAATATGTTATTCAACCTGTTACAGAAGCTTATAACTCAGCCAAAGAGAAATTTGAGAGCTTATATAATTCGGCAAGAGAAAAATTTGACGCTGTAAAGAATGCCGCACAAGAAAAATTTGAAGCAGCAAAGAGATTTATTATTGATCCAATCAAAGAAGCAGTTGGAAAAGTAGAAGAGTTTGTGGGTAAAATCAAAGGATTCTTTGATAATCTGAAACTGAAAATTCCTAAACCTGAAATGCCACCTCTTCCACATTTCAGTCTGGAAACTAGCACTAAAAATGTTTTAGGTAAAGATATTACTTATCCATCTGGACTTAATATTGATTGGCGTGCAAAAGGTGGTATTTTCACTAAACCAACTATCTTTGGGATGAATGGTGGAAACTTGCAAGGTGCTGGTGAAGCAGGACCAGAAGCGGTTTTACCATTAAACAAAAAGACACTTGGAGCTATTGGTGAAGGTATTGCTGAAACTATGGTCGGGACCACTAGAGCTATGAGTCAATTAACAGATGATATGAGTCGCATGATGGCTAGTTCTATGGGGCAACTATCAGGATTAAAAAATGTTATGACCGGTGTGTATGGCAGCATGTCAGATAGTAGACAATCAATGGTTAGCAACGTTACAAATCAGATGGTTCAATCAGGTATTGAAAACCGTTCGGTTACACAACCAGGAAGTGCATCAGGAAATGGAAATGCTACGATTCAACTTGTAGTAAATGAGCAAATCCTCGGAGAAGTTGTTGCACCTATAGTGGATATTGCACAAGGGCGACAAGTAAATACAACATTATTCTTTTCGGGGGCGAGATAATGCATTTAATCATAGAAAGGAAGAATGGTAAACGGTATAAACTTTCCAAGGAAACAGGTTATATCGTTTTGAAGTTTCGTCCAGAATCCATAAAAGTAAACAGGCAAAGAGAAAGTATGAATGGTAGACCTCCTATCAGTATTGGAACTGAAATTGAAGGGAGGTCCATTCATACTGAACTTTTATTTACAGCTTATGATTTTCCTGATCATGTATTAAAACGAAACGAATTCTTCCAAATACTAGATTCACGAGAAGAATTTTATGTAATTTTTAGTGAAGAACCAGGGAAACGATGGCTAGTAAGTGCTGAAGCTTTTACTCCTGAACCTGTGACCATGACATTAGGGAGATGTGAAATGGTTCTATATTCGGAGTCTCCATATGCTGAATCGATTGGTAAAACAACTGATGCGATGACGTTTGATTCTAATCTCTGGCAAATTGGAC